TGTGGCTTTCAATATAAACTAAAGACATTAAAAAGTTTATTTGTAAGAAAGACTAAGACAAACATATTAGCGTGTACCGAGTGTTGGAACCGAGATCAACCACAGAACATGCAGGGGATGTACCCGGTCGAAGACCCACAAGCTGTACGTGATCCACGACCAGATAAAAGTTTTACGGAAGCGGGACCATATAGTAGTAGAGATATACAATGGGGGTGGAACCCTGTAGGGTTTGCTAATCCTTTAGATTTACCCGGCATTCCAGATAATTTAGAGGGTGACGGAGAAGTAGGGACTGTGACCATAACAACAACTTAGGAGAAAGAAATGACTGAATATACACAACCACAAAATGTACCCGTACCTAACGTAGCAGGATACCCAGAGAAGAATGTTAAAACAACAGGTGTAGAAACTCGAGGTAACGGTGCAGCTACACAAGGTACTAAAGCTCGCGGTCCTTTAGCTTAATGCAAGATAAAAAAGCGTATGACAAAGCTAGGTACGAGGCAAATAAAGAGAAAATAAAAGCCCGAAACAAAACTTGGTATGAAGCCAATAAAGAGAAACATAGAGCTATTACTAAAGCTTACTATGAAGCTAATAAAGAAGAAATAAGCGCTTATAACAAAGGTTTGTACGAAGCTAATATAGAGAAACGTACTGCTCAAACAAAAGCTTGGCGAGAAGCCAATAAAGATAAGATAAAAGCATTTGATATAGCTTATCGTAAAGCTAATAAAGATAAAGTAAATGCAAAGCTTGCTAAAAGAAGAGCTGCTAAACTAAATAGAACGCCAGGTTGGCTAACTAAAGAAGACTTAGGTAAAATACAAGAGTTCTATAAAGAAGCGCAAAAGCAAAAAGAAGAGACAGGAGAAGAGTGGCATGTGGACCATATCATTCCACTACAAGGAAAGAATATTTCTGGTCTTCATGTTCCTGATAATTTGCAAGTGATAAGAGCAAAAGATAATTTAAGTAAATATAATAGGTACAAGATATGACGTATACGGAGCTAGTTGCAGCAATAGAAAGTTACACAGAGAATTCTTATTCTACTGCGGACGTAAACACATTTATTCAAAACGCTGAGCAAAGAATATACAATACGGCGCAGTTACCTGACTTACGTAAAAACGTAACGGGTACAATGTCGGGGGCCAATAAATATATGGGGCTACCAACCGATTGGCTGTCCACGTTTAGTATTGCAGTGATTGACCCAGTAACAAATGCTTATACCTTTTTACTAAATAAAGATGTTAATTTTGTTAGAGAATCTTTTCCTGACACCGACGCACCTTTTTATGGTAAGCCTGAGTATTATGCTATTTTTGATGATACGGCTATGATTATGGGACCTACACCAGATGTTGATTACAATACTGAATTACATTATTATTACTACCCTGAAAGCATTGTCACTGCTGGCACTTCTTGGCTTGGGAGTAACTTTGATACTGCACTCCTTTATGGCTCATTATTGGAAGCAGCTGCGTTTATGTTGTCAGAACCTGATACAATAGCTAATTATACAGCTCGCTATCAAGAAGCAATGGCTCTGTTAACTAACCTCGGCGAAGGTAAAAACCGACGTGATGCTTATCGAAGTGGACAAGCTAGAATTCCCGTTCCAGGTACAAGCCGTCGTATAGGATAATTTTAAATGAAAGGAATAAAATGGAATTAGGTAATATAGATTTTGAAGTACATACAACATCGCATAGAGGACATACTCCTGAAGAGATTGCGGAATTCGCACTAGATAAGATTATGTATGTCAGCAAAGATGCAAATCCTTTAATTAGGGAACAAGCAGAAGCTTTTAAAGGGTATATTAGGCAAGTCTTAGTACACCATTTAAAACAAGCGGTGAAGTCGGACCGTACAACACTAGCGAATAAACTGCGTGAAGCAGGGCATTCTGATTTAATTAAAACTATTTTAAATATATAGTAGGAGAAAAACATGGCAATATCACAAGCAATGTGTACGTCATTTAAAGTTGAGTTACTAGACGGGATACATGCGTTTGGTACATCAGTTGTTCGCGGAGCTACAACGGCTGACACTTTCAAAATGGCACTATACACTTCATCAGCATCACTAGGCGCGGCTACAACAGCTTATACTGCTTCAGGCGAGACATCAGGTACAGGTTATACTGCAACTGGACAAGATCTAACTGTTTCAGCGGTACCAGTAGCTTCAGGTACTACAGCGATACTTAACTTTTCAACTGAAACTTGGACTACAGCGAGTATTACTGCAGCAGGGGCAATGATTTATAATGATACTCAAAGTGATAAAGCAGTTGCTATACTAGACTTTGGTGGAGATAAAACATCAACAGCGGGAGATTTCTCAGTAGTATTCCCAACATTTGATGCGTCAAACGCAATTATACGTATAGCCTAATAAGGGGCTAATATGGCTGATGTAACGATTACCCTAGGCGGATACGGCTCTGGGCCGTGGGACGCAGCAGATGGCTGGGGTGAAACAGTACAAAATTTTACTGGCACCACAGGCTTAGGCACAGCTACAACTACGGCAAATGCTACGGCAACCGTAACAGGGGTAAATGGTACAACAGCTGTTGGAGTGTATGAGTTTGCCATTATTGTTAATCAGGTAGTTACAGGGTTAGTAGGAACAACAGGACTAGGACATGCAACAGAAGTTGTTGCCGGAGGTGGAGCTTCACCAACCGGAGTAGAAGCAACCGGCGCTGTAGGTAGTGTTACTTTTGATGCTAAGGCTGTCGTTAGTGCCACGGGTGTAGCTGGCTCAACTGGGTTAGGTTACATAACATATGTAGAAGTATGGTCAGGATGGAGCTCTGGACCTTGGAGTCGTGGAACATGGGGAAGCCCAGTAATCCTAGCTGTTACTACCGGAGTAAGTGGAACAACTGCTCTAGGTACAGCCACAGTAGAAGCTAAATCAGTACACAGTGTATCTGGTGTAGTAGGAACAACAGCATTAGGATTGGCGTCGACTATTTCAACTGCTGTGGTTGAAGCCGTTTTAGGTGATTTTGGTACTACCGAATTAGGAAGTGTTACTGTAGGAGCTAAGGCAACTGTAACACCAACCGGAGTATCAGTAACAGGAACTCTGGGAACTACAACTACTGTAACTCACAATAGGTTTCCAGTGGTGGGCGTGAAAGGAACCGGAGCAGTTGGGCTCATATCAGCAGAAGGTAAAGCAAGCGTATCAATAACAGGGGTTAGTGGCACTTGCGAAACTAACGATTTTACATTAGTATGGGGTTTAATAGATACTTCACAAAACCCACATTGGACAAGGATAGCACCATGATAATTGAAGCAAAGATGGGAAAAGATGGTAGAATAGTAAATAAATACGAAGTGCATTTAGAATGCACTGAATGTGGCATGAATGTAGATGCTGAAGAATACAAATCAGGAACCTGCTCTGATTGTGGTGCCGCGTGGAATGGCAAGCAACATACCAAAGTTCACGTAACAAGTGTGCCTGCAAGCGGTGGAACCAGCTAATTAGGAGAAATAACAATGGCAAGCACATGGTCCGACTTAAAGATAGAACTCATTACCACAGGCGAACAGTCTGGTACATGGGGTGACACAACTAATAGCAACTTAGGCACTGCTCTCGAACAAGCGATTGTAGGCCAAGCAAGTGTAACTTTTTCTAGTGGGGATATTACTCTTACACTATCTAACTCAAACTCTTTACAAGACGCACGAGCACTAAGGTTATACCTAACAGGAACAACAGGTGGATCAGTTAGGAACTGTACAGTCCCAGCGATTGAAAAACCCTATCTTGTTTATAACAATTGTGCAGAAGCTATTACAGTTTTAGCATCAGGTGGTGCGGGTATCTCCGTCCCAGCGGCAACGGCTATGTGGTTATATAATAACGGTACTAACGTTGTTGATGCAGAAAACCATAAATCAGTCTTAACTCTTGCAACTCCATTAGCAGTTACATCAGGGGGTACAGGATCAGCAACAGCAGGTGGTGCTAGAACTAATTTAAGTACAGCAGCTTCAGGGGCAAATGCAGATATTACTTCCATAACTGGACTAACTACTCCACTAACAGTGCCTCAAGGTGGTATGGGTGCAGCTACACACACAGCTAATAATGTTTTAGTAGGTGCCGGGACAGGGGTTGTTACTTCAGTCGCTCCAGGTACATCAGGAAATATATTAACCTCTAACGGAACGGTTTGGCAATCAGCAGCTGTAGCAGCAGCAGGATTTGATTCAGGCACTCGATTGATGTTTGCACAAAACGCAGCTCCAACAGGATGGACAAAAGACACAACAAACTATAACCAACATGCCATACGAATTGTAACAGGAACAGCGGGGGGTACAGCAGGTACAGTAGACTTTACTACTGCATTTACTTCTCAAGCAGTAACGGGTTCTGTAACTGTTACAGCCGTCGCAGGTAGTGCAGGGGCTACAACATTGAGTACACCTCAGATACCAAGCCATACTCACACAGGCGCCGCAGGAGGTCCTTCAAAATTTACACCTAGTGGTAAAGGTGGACCAGCAGCAACACCAGCAGGAGCTACAGGAGCGACAGGTGGCGGAGGTTCTCATACCCATCCATTTAGTTTCTCTAGTGGTTCTGGTACTTTTAGTGGTACAGCGATTAATTTAGCAGTAAAATACTTAGACGTTATAACAGCAACTAAAGACTAATAAGTCTGAAAGGGTTAAAATGCAACTAGAAAAGGGGACTTACTGTCCTTTATTAAAGAAAGAATGTATTGGTTTAAAATGTGCTTGGTTTATTAGAGTCCAAGGATTTGATAAAAATACAGGAAAAGAAGTAGATGAATACAACTGTGCTATAGCTTTAATGCCTTTGCTTCAAATTGAAAACTCAGGTACTCAAAGAGAAACAGGGGCAGCAGTTGAGTCATTTAGAAATGAGATGGTAAAAGCTAATGAAGCCACCACAAGATTATTAATGCAAGAACAGAACAAATTAATAGGAGATAAGAAATGAAATTAACAATTGTAACCACAGATAATGTGGTTAGTAAAGACGAAGTTGGGTATGGCGGCCTAGACCTTTCATCCTGCAATATACCAGCTACCGTTTGGGCCCTACAATGGGACAATACCTCAGGTCATATTGAATATATAGGTGCGACTCCAAATGATGAAATAACAGAACTTCCAGCCTGGGCAACTGCCGCAGAAGCATTATGGGGAACAGCTAACGACGCAGCTATAGCCACTAAAGCCATTGTAGGAACAACACCAGAAACATTTTGGGCTGACTATCCTGTAGCTAATGACCCATCGGTAACTAAAATTCTACTTAAAACATACGAAGGTATAACTAATATTCGCGGAGCTGACCCGGTAACAAATATTGTAAAAGCTGTGGAAACTACTACGGTAGCTACGGGTGCAACTGCTTTGTCTTCTCTTGCTACACTACTGAACGATTGTAAAGCATTAGGCGTGCCTGTAACTTCCGACGCTTTTGCAGATAATATTACACAAAGCTTTAAAGATTATATGGCGGGTTTAGGATATTCCTTTTTCAGTGGTACTAATGCCGACGGGCAAGCATATGAAAAACTTTATTACCCCTGGGGCGCAGATCTAGCAGCCGCTAAAGCTGACCAAGATATTAACATCGGTAGAGAAGTATCACTTGCTGCTGGTGTAGAATGGAATCTATCTAATTGGCAGATAGATTTAAATAGTCGAAATAATATTATGAACCAGCTAACAGCAATAACTTCGGGTATATATACAGGTACAAATGTTACTTGGAGAAATACTGCCAACGTAGATGTAACACTTACTATAGAAGAATTTAAACAATTAGCTAGTGCAGTAACTGCGAAAGTAGAAGAAATATATATAGCTTCATTTGCTGCAAAAGGATAATACATGCGGAAAGCCTTAGAATTCATTTTTAATAATGGGTTTCTAAGAAAATGTAGTAACGATGCAAAAGTAAAAGCAACACAAGCTTTTGTCTATATAAGTGCTATAGTTACTATGATTTTTGCTTGGGATACCACTTTATTTTTAACTGCCCTAGCTCTAGGGTGGTTGTGTTTTGGGCTGTGCGTAAGTGTTGGCCTCCATAAGTATGCAGCTCACAGAAGTTATGAACCTAAAAACCGATTGATTAAATGGATTGTATTATGGTTTGCTACTATAGGCTCTCTAGGTAGTACTATTTGTTGGGCTGCTGGACATAGGGCTCACCATCGACACTCCGATCACATTGAAGACCCCCACCGCCCTAAAGGTAATCTATGGCACAAAATAAAGGTATGGTTTTATTACGTCCCTGCCTTTAATATTAATCCACTTATCATAAAGGATTTGACTCAAGATAAGGATCATGCGTGGTTTCATAGGAATTACTATAAGGTAATATATAGTTATGTGCTAATGTTAGCTTTAATTGACCCTATCTACGTAGGGTATTTTTATGGTATTCCCATATGGTACACACTGATAGGCATTAGTTGGGCTACAGTAATTGCACATATACCTGTATTAAGCTATGGGTTGCCAGGTACTTGGAGGACTTACAACTCTAAAGACTATACAGTTAATAGTCATTTTTGGTCACTCATGTTTATAGGTGAAGGCTATCATAATACACACCACGCCGTTCCAGGGCTATGGAATAATGCCATTAACAAAGGTGAGTTTGATTTAACTGCACCAATAATAAAGTTGATAGGTATCCCAAATAATGCTACAGTACGAGAACACCCTCCAATTAGAAAAGGGTTTAAAGTGGTAAAAGAAGAAATTAAAGAGGTTCAAGAATATATAACTAAATATGATAAAACTCATTCAAAAACAGGCCATTATACTGCCTAGTCACAACGGTCGCGTGTGCTGTGTTCGATACTCTATTTTAGGACTTATAGATAAGATATGTATAAACATAATACACTCAGACATTGAAGATTTTCACGACCATCCCTGGAACTATATTTCTATTATATTATGGGGGGGATATAAGGAGACACAGTGGAAAGAGGGCAGGACTAAAACTAGAACATATTACCCAGGTAGTATATTAATACGAAAACATACAGACTTTCATCGAATTGAGCCCCTAGGTAAAAGGGCGATTACTTTATTTTGGAAAGGTGCTAAAAAAAGAAACTTTATTAATTGGGTGAAAGATAATACAATATACCACGAAGCTAAATTTTGGTTAATGCAAGGGTATACTAAGTCCAAGATGAAAAGTATTTTTAACTATATGAAAGATTATAATGGATAAAATTGAAAACGAAATAAAAGAATTATTAGTAGAAAGTATTAATAAATTAGAGATAGATAAAATAAAACTAACTAACACTCTTGAGGATTTAGGTGCAGACTCTTTAGACTCTGTTGAAATTATTATGGGACTAGAAGAAAAGTATAATATCCAAGTATCAGAGAATGTGTTCGCTGACATTCATACTGTACAAGACATAATAGAATATATAAAGAAAACAAAGTGAATAAGCAATTAGAACAAGATAACTATTTAATTATAGATAACTTTATTTCCCCTGAAAGAGCCTCTGAGCTCTTTAATAGTTATAAGGAACAAGTAGAACAGCACCCTCAAATGTTTGATAAAGACCCCCAATGCCCCTTGTCCTATGCGATGTATAACTTCCGCGATTTTTTAAATCTTCTTTGTGAAAAAACCCAGACTATAAATGAAATAATGGGGGAGAATATGCTTCCTAGTTATACCTATGCTAGGTTGTATACTCATGGAGATGAGTTAAAAAAACATATAGATAGACCTTCATGTGAAATAAGCTTAACTGTTCATTTAGGTGGAGACACTCCTTGGGATATTTGGATGACTAAGCCCAATGGTGAGCAGGCTGCTATAAATTTAAAACCTGGACAAGCTGTTGTTTATCAGGGTACACTAGCAGAACACTGGAGAGATAAGTTTACTGGGCAAGAATATATACAAGTATTCTTACACTATGTAAGGGGAGCTGGAGAACATTGGGAACATTTTGGTGATAGAATTAATAGCGGTATGTATAATGAAAAACATTAAAGATTATATAGTAGTATTAAAAAACATAGTACCTAATGAATTATGTGATGCTATTTTATCTGAGTATAGTAATAGTGATGAATGGAATGCAACGGCAGTAGGCGATGGAAAGCCTAATAAAAAAGTACGTAATTGCGATACCATTCAAATGTCAGAAAGATTTACCATAGGAGACCACAAAGAACGGGCAAGATTAGATGCAGAAGTATTTAAATATGCTGCCAAATGTATAGAAGAGTACAATAAAAAATTTAAACACGCGCATGTGCAAGAAGATACAGGGTATGAGCTACTTAGATACAAGAAGGGTGAATTTTATGTACAGCATATAGACACTTTTTTACAAGCACCTAGGTTAGTTAGCTGCTCTTTTCACTTAAATGATAACTACAAAGGCGGAGAGTTCGGGTTCTTTGATAGAGAGGTGAAGATTAAAGCAGGTAAAGGTGATGTTGTAATGTTTCCTTCTACCTTTATGTATCCACATGAGATTATGCCTGTAACAGAAGGTACTAGGTACTCAATAATTACTTGGTATAGATAATGAATAAAAAAATAGACAGCTTAGGGAGAGAAATAATAATATACGATGATTTATTTCCTAAAGAATTTCATGAATACCTTTATGGTTATGTTAGGAATAAAAAAAATTATGCTCTTGGATTTCAAGATACTGAGGCAGTAGAAAGGTTAACACATAAATATTATACGGCTGACTTTGGGATAGAAGACTTAGAAGAGTCTAAATTGTTTGACCAAATTTATAAGACATCTATGGGTGAATTTATTAAAGATAGGCAACTTACTAGAGCTACTATTAACACGTCAGTTCCTAGTCAAACTAATTTTCCTCATACACATTTAAATAATTGGTCATTTATCTATTACCTAAACTTGGACTGGAAGCCTGAGTGGGCAGGAGAAACGCTGTTCTACAATGATAAATGTGATGAAATAGAGTTTGCTTCTGTATACAAGCCTAACAGGGGGATACTATTTGATGGGGCAATACCCCACACGTTAAGAACGCAGAGTATTACTGCTCCACACTATAGGTTCAGCCTAGCAATGTTTTTTGAAAAATAATGAATAAAAAGAAAATAATAGTCCTTGATGATGTTATAAGTATGGATTCAGTGCGTGCCTTCAGTGAAAATCATTTTAACGATATGCCATCCGAACAATCAAGATGGGTAGACAAAGGCAATCAACCCCAGTACATAACAGACCTTATTAAGGTAGCAGAGACCTATTTTGATTTGTCTACAGCTGTAGGGTATGAGTGGTGGACTCAAAATAATACTTATCCAACTAAAGCATGGCATTATGATGTAGATGAATCAAATAAAGAAATATTAAAAAGCCCTTTATGTAGCATAATATATTATCCATTCGTTGCCCATTTAAATGGAGGGTATTTATCTACGGAAGATGTAAAGATAAAACCAAAAACTAATAGAATGATTATAATGGCTCCTAACACAATGCACAAAATTGAGACTTATAATATAGAAGAAGCAACAAGGTGGTCTTTTTTGCTAAATCCTTTCAGTTACAAGCTAGAAGAAGCAACACCTTCGTGGCATATAAAAGAAGAAAATTCAGAAAATATGGTAAAATAATGGATAAAAGAAAAGTCATAGTTCTTGATGATGTACTTTCAGAGGGAGATGCCGAACTATTTAGAGCCAGTCACTTTTGCTCATCAGAACGTGAGGATAATCGGTGGGTAGATAAAGGAAATCAGCCTAAATATATAACCAATCTTGTTAATGTGGTAGAGAGCTATATTGATTTATCTACTGCTGTAGGATATGAGTGGTGGACACAAAAAAATACTTATACAGGGCGAGGGTGGCATATTGATAATGATGAAGTCGTTTGGCGTGATAGTGGTACTTTAAAAACGCCACTGTGCTCTATTATTTATTATCCATTAGTCGCACACATTAAAGGTGGTGAGTTTATTTTGGATGACTTAAAAATACCTGCAAAAACTAATAGATTGATTATTGTTTCCTCTAGCGAGCCTCATAAGATTAATAACTATAATACAGAGGAAGCTGAGAGGTGGTCTTTTTTGCTAAATTCTTGGGACTATAAATTAGAGTGGGCCCCGCCATCATGGCATATAAAAGAAGAAAATCCAGAAAATATGGTAAAATAAGGGCATTGCGTTAGGAGTAAAAATATGCTATCAATATTATCAGCAGTATTAGGATTTGCTACATCAGGGCTACCTAACGTACTAAAGTTCTTTGAACAAAAAGGTGACCAAAAACATGAACAGTCTATGGCTAGGTTAGAAATAGACAGAACTATAGAAATGGCCAAGGCAGGTTATGCATCCCAAGAAAGAATTGAAGAGTTTAGAACCAATCAAGTGGAAATGGAAACCTATGCGGAAGAACGCGTTGCGTTATATAAACATGATACGCAGTTGGCGGAAGGTGCGTCTCGTTGGGTTATTAATCTCCGTGCTAGTGTTCGCCCCATTATCACCTATATTTTTGTTTTTATTCTTTTGGTGGTCGACTTTGTAGGTTTATACTGGGCTATTCAGTCTGGTCATAATTATGCAGAAGCTATGCAGATTGTATTCAGTGATGAAGAAATGGCTATTGTTGCATCTATTATAGGATTTTGGTTTGGGTCTAGACACTGGAATAGATAATGAAGGTAAGCGATGAAGGCATCAAACTTATTAAACACTTTGAGGGTGTACATAAAAAACCTTATATCTGCCCTGCCGGCTATTGGACTATTGGCGTTGGTCATCTTATCAGTCGTGGTGCTAAGCTACCTTTTGAATGGGATAGGGTTTTATCACCTAGGGAAATAGATGATTTACTTAGAAAAGACCTACGACGCTTCGAGTTGGGAGTACTTCGTTTGTTGGGTACTGTGCAACCAAACCAGTCTGAGTTTGATGCTCTTGTCAGTTTTAGCTTTAATCTTGGCTTGGGATGCTTTCAACGAAGTACAGTTCGCTCAGCGTTTATACGCGGTGATAAGAAAAGGTCTGGGGAAGTTCTTTTAAAATATCGTTTAGCTGGCGGAAGAGTGCTTCCGGGATTAGTAAGACGACGACAGGCAGAGCTCGCCTTATTAATGAGATAACACTATGGCACTAAGAAAATTAGTATTTCAACCGGGTATTAACCGGGACAGAACCGATTATGCCTCTGAAGGTGGGTGGTACTCTGGGGATAAAATACGTTTTAGGCAAGGCTACCCTGAAAAAATAGGTGGCTGGACTACGGTCAACTTTGATCCCTACGTAGGCACTG